TCAAGGGAACCGCTGTGACAGTCTGATATATGGCTTGTTTAGGAGTGAGGGGGGGGGGTGGTCATTTATACTATTGTTATGAAGAATATATTGAGCACGATGGAAGAACCGCGTTCAGTAACAGCCATTATGGTAGTGGTCTACTGCCTTATCTCTGTTACTGGCGTCATGTTCCTTTTGCGCGTAGGGAGCCTGCCGTGGGTCGTTATTGCGGCGGGTGCCATCATGCTGATATCAGGAATCCTTGGTGCGCCTTCCGCATGGAGAGGTAGTTGGTGGCTAGAGGGGCCCGCGGCACTGTTAGCGGTTGTTGGGATGTTGCTGATTTCGATTGACGAGTTACTGCTTCCAACGGCCCATGTCCGGTGGCCCTTGCATGGTATTATCTTATCGGTAATTATCGGCCTACTTTTCCTGGGTAGGGCTTTACGGGTATGGCCTTACTCGTACCGCCCTGGTGTCTTGCCAAAGACAGAACTGGAAAAGGCTGAAGAGAAATACCTGAAGACCCGCGGGGAATACTTGGCGGCCATCAACAACTAGGAGCACCATTGAATACTGCAATCGTTGGAGTACTGTGCTCTGTTGGAACATTTGCCCTCACGACTCTTATTACTCTTGGTGTCGAACGCTTTAAGAAGGCCCAAGAGATTAAAGAGGCTCGAGACAACCTTGAGGCTGATCTCCGCAGGCAAGTATTGGTATGGAGGGAGCATGCCTACGCTGTCCGTGTTATTGCTTTAAAATCAGGAGTGAGCCTGGAGGAACTGCCCTCACTTCCTAAGGAGGATTAATGTCATTTCTTACTGGTGTGTTTGTCGGCTTGATTGCTGGCATGACTGGCATGTACGCATACCTGGATCATAAGTTCCAGAAGACTATCGAGGGGGTTATTCGTGAGTTCAATGAGCGAATCTCGGACGCTTTTGACGAGTGATGACCCAGGAGTGAAAGGGCGGCGAGATGCTGCCCTGTCGTTGCTGAAGCGTGGCGCTGATCGTAACAAGATCATTGAGGCGACAGGCTTTACCTCCGATGAGCTGTTCGTTATCGAGCAGGCGTATTACGACAGCCGACAGGAGCTATCGCCTCGCAACATGCGCATCAAGCAGCTTGACCGCCTTGATGCGCTTGTTGACATGGCCTACTCGCAGATTGAGATGTTCGGTCTGGCCGACGAGAAGGGCAATTGGGGTGCGAACATCCAGGGTCTTCTTGCGGTCTTGCGTGAAATCTCTGAGGTTGCGAACCTGAAGCGACAGACCGTGACGCATGAGATTCGAGTGATCGAGGAGAAGCAGGTAGCAGTCATGCTGTCATTCACCAACCAGGTGCTCGAAGAGTACACGGCCCTCGTATATCCGCACCTGTCGACTGAGGCGAAGCGCGCCCTGGAGACGAACAAGGCTGACTGGTTCTCTCAGGCTGTGAATAAGCCTGCGGCGTTGCTTGAGGCCACTGTCGAGATGGAGGGTGACTGATGCTACCTTTCGGCGCTGTCGCTAAGAAGTTTGCTGACGCTCAGCGGCTGGAAGTATGGCGCAATAACCCTGCTAAGTGGGCTGAGGACCACGGCCTGTTCATGTGGTCTAAGCAGCGTGAAGTTTCACAGTCTGTTGTCGATCATCAGAAAACGTTGGTTGTCACTTCTAACGGCGTAGGCAAGGCGACAAGAGTGTCAGAACCATTGCCTACTCCTACTGGCTGGACGACTATGGGTGAACTCCGCGTTGGTGACTATGTTCTTGATGAGCAGGGCAAGCCTACTAAGGTTGTTGCTAAATCACCTGTGTGGAACATCCCCCTGGTTAAGGTGGTGTTCAACGATGGTGCTGAGGTTATCTGCCCACTTGCCCATGAGTGGGCAGTTATCCACTCAGCTGACTTCCTCGTCTACGGCAAGACTAGCTGGGACGACACGGTTGTTGTAGAGACTCGTGACCTCCATATTGGTGATCGTATCCCTAAAGCCAACGACGAGCCGGGGCATTGGTGTGTCATTGCCATTCAGGATGTGCCGACAGAGCCAACTCAGTGCATCGAGGTGGACTCGCCACGACACCTGTACCAGGTGAGCAAATGGTGCATCCCCACACACAACAGCAGACTCTCTGCAATGCTTGTGAACTGGTGGGTGGACACACACCCTGTCGATGACACGACAGTCGTCACCACGGCGACCAACTGGAAACAGGTCCGCAACGTCCTGTGGAAAGAGATCCCCCGTGTCAAGGCTGCCACTGGCATCCGAGGCAAGGTCAACGCAGACGCGACATGGAAGATAGATGACCGACAAGACCCTATTGCTTTCGGTATGAAGCCAGACGATAAGGACGAGTCCGGCTTCCAGGGTGTCCACGACCAGTACGTCCTCGTGATCATGGATGAGGCCGGGGGCATCTCCAAGGAAATCTTCACCGCAGCCGACGCCATCACGACGAACAAGTTTGCGCGCATCCTGGCCATTGCTAACCCGAATGACCCATCATGCTATATGGCTGAGGTGTACAAGCGGGAGATGCGCCTGAAGCCAGAGGAACGCTCGTGGAACATCATCCAGTTCGGAGCATACGACACGCCTAACTTCACGGGCGAAGTCGTGCCTGTCGAGGTTGCGACTCGTCTTGTGCAGGTCGACTGGGTTGAGGCGCGTAAGAAGGAATGGGGAGAAGACGACCCTCGCTTTGTCGCACGTGTCCTTGGCGAGTTCCCTGACGTGTCTGACGACGGCCTGTTCAACATGGGGCGCGTCATGCAGTCCATGGAAGCCTACGACACCTCCGAGCCGGATGAGGGCATGCCGATCACGATTGGTGTCGATGTGGCCCGGTACGGCTCCGACAGCAGCGTGATCGTGTCGAACCAAGGAGGCTACATCAGGATCCATGGCCGGTATCAGGGCTTGAACGGTCCTGAGCTTGCACGCAAGGTGGGTGAGCTAGCCACGGAGATGGGGGCTGTCGAGATTCGTATTGACGCTATTGGTGTCGGTGCATCAGTGCTCGACAGCATCTACAACTTCGTTCCGCCAACCATTTCCGTCGTCGGCATTCACGGTAACGCGAAGTCAGGTGATAGCACGAAGTGGTACAACTACCGTGCAGCCATGTACGACCAGTTTGCCAAGGCTGTCGCTGATGGAAGGGTGTATCTTCCTGACGACGACGAGCTGCATAACGAGATTGCATCGATCAAATATGAGTACCGTGGGTCCGCGCTACTCATTGAGTCGAAAGAGAATATGCGTAAGCGTGGCATTAAGTCCCCTGACGTTCTTGATGCCGTTATTTATGCATACCAAAACATTGGTGCAATTATGGCAGGTGACTCCGAGGGACAGTATTTCTCACCTGATGATCTGTTGAGTGCCGAGGACTTCTCGGACTTCATGTTTGAGGATGAATTGGCTTACTTTATTGCATGATAGGCTTAGTTTATGAAGTACGAGCAGAAACTTATCGAGGCTTTGGGGGCTTATTCTGAGTCCCTTGCCCGCCTTCGACAGGAGGACATCGGCTGGGTGTCATTGTCTGCTGTCGAGGGTGCTGACTCGCTTATTACTCTTGATGTTATCCGGGATCATTCCGCACGCGCACGTCGCTTGGCCACGCTGAATCCGATTGTGAAGCGTGGTCTTGTCGTCCGCAACGCCTACATGTGGTCCGACCCGGTTGTGTATAAGGGTGCGACGAGGCCTGCACGTAAGGTGATCGACGAGAACGCTAAGGCGTGCTTCAGTGTGCAGGCCCGTGTCCGTGATGAGCAGGCTTTCAACACGGACGGCTGTGTGATCTACCTTGTCGATAAGACGTCGAAGACGGTCATGCCTATCCCTTTGATGCGTCTTGGTGGTGTTGCCACTGATGATGTGACCGGGGATGTCGTTGCGCTGCTTATTAATCCAGCGTCTACGGGGGACCCTCAGTGGTACATGCTGTGGGATCACACGGGCGTGACGATTAATGCCGCGAACCACAAGGTGAATCACCGCCTGACTGCTGTGTATGCGACGGTAAACCGGCTAAGTGCTGAGCATTACGGCAAGCCGGACCTTATGGGTGCCTTGAATTATGCTCAGGCTTACAAGGAGCATCTGGAAATTGCGCGCATGATGCAGAAGTCACTGTCTCGTCTGGCATTCAAGGCGAAGTCCGTGAATGCCAAGCAGCAGCAGGCTGTGACGGCGCGCATGGCTGGCATGGGTGTCGGTGGCACTGCTTCGATTGGTGCTGGTCAGGATATTCAGGCGATTACGAAGGCCGGTGCTGGTGTCGATTTCTCTGCTGGCACGCCTCTTGCAGCCATGGTGTCGGCTGCGCTCGACATCCCTCTGTCGGTGTTGCTGACGGATGGTTCTGCCGGTGGCCGACAGGGCGCTGAGACTGCTCTGGAAGACCCGACCTTCAAGGCGTTGGAGCTACGTCGTCAGTTGCATATCGACATGCTCAATGAGGTTGCGCAGGCTCTCGGCATTAAGGCGCAGATCGAGTATGGGTCGATCAATAATGACCAGACGCATCGTCGTATTCAGTCTTTGACTCTTGCATATCAGAATGGTGCTTTGCATCAGGTTGAGATGCGTTCTGGTGTGCTGCAATTGTTGAAGATTGCCGGGTCTTTGCCGTTGGAAGATTTGCCTGAGTTGCCTTCTGAAGATGAGGACTCGACATCGACGAAGAGTGATGACGAGACCGAGGACGGGCGTGCGACAGGTGTCGGGCCCCTGTCTGATGGTACAAACGACAATAGGAATAGGGGGACCGATGCATAAGCTGCATGAGTCTTTCTCACCGGAGGCTAGTTCTCTGGGTGATGGGAAGTATCGGATTCGCATTATCGTGCCGGGTCAGGGTTCGTGTGGTATTTACACTGCTGAGAACTTGGCTGAGTCTGCGCCTTTGTTCAAGGCTGGCACTGAGATGTTCATTGACCATCCGACAGAAACCGAGGAGTGGGAGCGCCCGGAGCGTTCTATTCGCGATTATGCTGGTGTCTTCTTGGAGGATGCTTCTGTCGGAGAAGATGGTGCACTCTATACGGTGTGCAAAGTCTTTTCGGGTGTGAATGAGCTAATCAAGGATAAGTGGGAGCATATTGGTGTTTCTATTAATGCCTGGTGCGCTGACCCTATTAGCGAGAATGGGATTGTTCCACCTATTGCTGGAGTGCGTTCAGTTGACTTTGTGACTACTCCGGGTGCAGGTGGTGTTATTACTGATCTGCTAGAATCTAATCGTACTAACAATTACGTTAAGGAGGGAACTGTGGACAAGGAACTTTCGTCCAAGTTCGATGAGCTGAAGGATGCTTTTGCTTCTGCTATTGAAGCACTTGGTTCTAAGCTTGATTCCACTGTGGCTACTATTCAGGAGTCAAAGGTGGAGGAGTCAGCTGAAAAGGCATCTCTTGATGTTGATTCGGCTATCGAAGCGGGCAAGAAGATCGCTGAGTCCGGTCTGCCTGAGCTGGCTGTCACTCGTGTGTGTGAGGCCATGAAGGCTGGCAAGGCTGTCGATGAGGCTATTGAGGCTGAGCGACACTACCTTCATGAGGCTACTGCATCGACGGCCACGCCGGTCGATGACAAGCCTGTCAACACATTCAACAAGATTGGTTGGTGATCACTGTGGCGGTTATGCCTATTCGAGTCCCTGTCGTCAAGGACAATCAGATTTTTGAGTACTCGGATACTCTCTCTCTGCCTGTCGATGCTGCGCAGGCCCACCTTGAGCCGGGTGATGTCGTGGTCATTAATAAGACGAACGGCATTGCTGGCATTCTTCAGTCGAAGGTTCGCCCGACGACTGCTGAGCCTGAGAAGACTCTTGGTGAGGTCTTGACGGCACCGACCTATGGGCTGAACGGCCCCGGATACGCCTCGGTGCGTGTTACTGGCGGTGTGTTCGAGCTGACCGGCAAGGTCACTGCAGACGCTAAGTGTGGTGATCCTGTGTACGTGAAGGCTGCGACTGGTGCTGGCACCAAGCCTGTTATCACGACCGTTAAGACCGGTGCGGACGTCATTATCGGCTGGCTGAAGGAGCCTGTGTCGTCCGCTTCTGTCGATCAGAAGCTGCAGGTCGTTCTCGCACCTGCGAAGACCGCCTGATAGGAGGCTTTAACATGCATTTTAAGGATCAGAACGACTTCAATGTCTGCCTGTCGGAGGCACTCACTGGCAGCCGCCTTGCGCAGGCACGCCTGAAGGAAGCTATTACGTCGGACCAGCTCGCACCCATGTTCGTGAAGGCTGCGAATGTTAAGTTTCAAGAGTATTTCGACTCTTACAACACAATGTGGGGCAATATTGCGACAAAGGAGCTGCTGACGGATTTCCGTCCGGCTTCGCTGCTGTCGCTGAAGCCTGACACGACGACTGCTCCCATCGACAATGGCGGCTACAAGCACCCTGTCGGCACGTTGCCTCATGTCCCTGAACTGACACCGTACCCCACCATGTCGTACCAGGCAGAGGGTGCGTTTATCACCACCAGCAAGCATGGTGCTCGTATCCAGTTCTCGTTCGAGTCGTTCATCAACGACGAGTGGAACGTGATTAGTCGCTTCCCGAAGGATGCGGCGACGCTTGCTGCGCGTACTGAGGACCTGCTGGTTCTGCTTCAGATTTTCGATCCGGTCACGAAGTCTCTTCGCGCTGACGTGTTCAACGACGCCAATAAGACGAAGGCTGACTTCACGACCGTGCCGGACGAGTTCACTGGTGGCACGGGTGCTGGCGGTGTCGGTGGCGTGAAGAACGCAGCATTGAGCTTCGATGCCATTGTGGCCGCACGCTACCAGGCTCTTGCGACCATCCGTGATGCCCACTCGACGTACGTGCCTGAAGGTTTCGTGCTGGTGACCAACCCGGCCCTGGCCGAGGTCGCCAAGAACTACACCCTCATCAATGAGATTCGTACGCAGGTTGGCAAGCGCACGGAGATCAAGGCTAACCCCCTGAAGGGTCTGGAGGTGCTTTCCTCTGACCTCATCTCGGTTGTCGGTGGCGAGAAGGCATGGGTCCTCTTGCCGAAGGGCGGTCGCGCCAATGGCAAGACTGTCCTGGCCAAGACAGGCATGCTGGGTCGTGAAGCTCCTGAGCTTCGCATCCATAACAAGACCGGCCAGATGCTCGGCGGCGGGGATGTGAGCCCGTACGAGGGCAGCTTCGACAACGACGACATCGAGATTCGTATTCGTCAGATTGCCGGTGCAGGCTTGGTCCGTTATGATGGTGTTATTGGGTCTACGGGCCTGAACTCCTGACGGATTGATTGAACCCCCTATGGCTTTTGCTGTAGGGGGTTCAGTTATACTTAGATCATGATTGACTACACTTCTCCTATTGGCCAGGTAAGGGTTCTTATTCCTGACTTGCGTAAGTTGGAGGACTTGCGTGATCTTCGTAATGAGCCTCGCTATTTGTTTACGGATGACGAGATTCTTGCTTTCCTTGCTGTTAACAATGGAAATGTGAAGCGGGCCGCTGCTGATGCGTGTGATGCTATCGGCATGGATAAGGCGTTGCAGCTTCTCGTCTTGAAGACTGATGATAAGCAGACGGATGGCGCTAAGCTGCTCGACGCCATTGTGAAGCGCGCGAAGACTTTGCGGGAGCAGGCAAAGGAAGACGACGAGAACAACCTGTCGTTTGATGTCATCATGCCGTCGTATGAGCCTGTTGATTGGGTGGTGAACTTCTAATGGCGCTGTCGATCAACCCTAATATCCATCCGTTGTTTGTGACTCTTGCGCATTATCCTTTGGAATTGTTGTCGAATAGCAAGATCAGTGTGTATCCGACTCCGGATTCTGTCGAGCACGAGTGGGACCCTGAGCATGGATTGGATAATCGGGAGAACCCGCCTATCTGGGTTGGGTGGGCGAATGTGACGCCTAACGTTGATTGGCGTGCTCGTAACCGTGAGTGGGCTGGTGAAGTGACGGGCGTGCATGCATACCGTATTCAGCTTCTTCATATCGACAAGAATGAGATTATAAACAAGCATCTGTGGGGTGATCCTGAGATGCGTATGTCGTTTGGAGAGGGTATGCGTGTGGTGATTAATGAGTCTCCTGCTGACCCCCGACAGAATGGGTTGAAGTTGGTTGTACGTAACGCCGTGTTCGACTCGTTGCCGTGGCAGCCGACGCTATTGTGTGACTTTGAGACGGGGGATACTAATGGCCAGAACTAAGAAGGTTGTCCGCTTTGATGGGCGTGTCGCTGGCATTAAGATCACGGTCACGTCTGATCGACACGGTGTGGCTGCGCGTGCGAAGAAGAAAATCATTGACGCCGCATGGAGGCGCGTGGATGAGGCTGCTCAGGCTGCCGCTGTCGCTTCTACTGAGTATGGGCGAGCGTTGATCGATACGGATCCTCGGCGTGTCGATACAGGCTATATGCGTGATACGTTCAGTGTCGATGCGTCTAAGGGTGGTAAGGTCGTGGAGATCGGTTGGCATAAGTGGGCGCGCGAGAAACCCTACTACTCATGGCAGGAGAATGGTACTCAGGGGCGGCGTACGAGCGGCTACTTGCGATCTGGGCTTCGTGGCAAGCATGGTAAAGCTGCTGGTAAAGGTATTGCGCCCGCGAAGTACTTGCCTCGTGTGACGAAAGTTTTTCGTGAGGAGTTTTATGGGAGGTTGAAGTGAGGGATCGTACTCTTGAGTTCGACAAGGCCTGTCTTGATCTGTTGCGGGGCATCCGGGATATTGAGGTCTTTGATTCTTTTGCTCGTGATGTGAAGAAGCCTTTGTACATCGTGTATCACGGTGGGGCCGAGATTAACAGGTACTTGAATTCGTATCTGTCGATGGCAGGGCACACTCAGGATGTGTATGAGCATCCTTTTTATGTGGATGTGTATGCTGAGAATAAGGGAATGCTCGACCGGCTGGTGTCGGTTGTGAAGGAAAAGCTCATTGGTGCTGTGTTAATTGACGGGTCGAATGAGGTGAACATTGCGGCTTCTGTCGGTTCGACGGCGGATCATGATTCGACATTGCGGCCTACTGTTTATCAGCGCCATATGAGTTTCTACGTGAACCTGGATAGGGGGGTTTGATATGCGAGTACGGAATATCCACACGGGTATTGTGTGCGAAAAGTCTAAGGACATGCTGTCGGTGTTGCCCGATATGTATGAGCCTGTTGATGATGATACGCCCGTGACACAGCCTAAGTGCTGTGGTGCGGATGATATCATTGATATTGACAATACGACGGATCAGGAGGACTGATTATGCCCAAGATGCTTTCTCCGAATACTACGATTTGGTGGATTTCGGCTGACAGTGTTACCAACAAGGATGACCTTTTTAAGGTTGCCACGTACACGGGCGCCTCGGCCAAGGCCGTGGACATTTCGTGTGCTATTGCGGCTGGCATGACGCTGGGTGCGACCGACTCGGACACGGATGACAGCCGTTCGATCTGCGACTCCGGAAACGCGAAGACCCCTACGGTGTCGAACTATGAAGCGTCTCTGACGTTCTTCCGTGAGGCGATTGCGTCCGGCCAGAAGGCGGCGGGTAACACGAGCGTCTACGACAAGGCGTTCCAGCTTTTCAAGCGGGGCGTCCTTGATGGTCTGAACGAGGGCTATCTTGTTCAGCGTATCGGCTTCCGACAGGGTATCCCTGTCGAGGCTGGCATGGAGATTTCCGTGTTCAAGGTCGTTGCAGACAACCCGAAGGATGAACTCGGAGACGGCGATAAGCCCATCCAGTTCACTGTGCCGTTCCTGCCTCAGGGCTACATGGAACTGAATAAGGCCATCACGGCCTGATAGAATACCCCCGTACCTCCGAGGTGCGGGGGTATTTCTTTATCTGATTGGAGTAGACATCATGCCTTTTGAACTGTCTAAGATCATCTCGTCGATCAAGCCTACCGTGAAGGCTATCGACGTCCCGTTGAACACTGAGGATGCTGAGCGTTTCCTGCAGTTAACCGAGGCTGCGAAGGCTGCGCTCGTTGCACAGAACACTGCGCCTCGTTCGATCACGGACGTGGGTCCTGGTGTGGCATTCCAGGAGGAGCTTGATGAGCTGCGCAAGCAGACGATTACTCTTCGTCTTCGTGCCCTGTCGAATAAGGAGCTTCAGGTGTTGAAGCGTCGCGTGTGGACTGATCCTGTGTTTTCGACAAAGAACAAGTCCGCTGATGAAAAGGCAGTTATTGATGTCGAGCGCGAGGATCGGCTGATGGAGTACATCGTTGCTACTGCTTGTGTCGAGGTCATCGACAATTCGACAGGTGAGTCTCAGATGGGCCTGACGGATGCTGATGCTGCTGAGCTTCGTGGTTATTTGCCGGAGTTCTTGTGGCAACAGATTTGCACCACGTGGAATGACGCTCAGACGCTGGGTGTCGTGGTATCGGAGGCGATCTCCGATCCTACGTTTCGTGGGGACGGAGCTGTCGAAGCAGGAGAATCAGTGGATGCTGCTCTTGTTGAAGACAGCGAGGGCTGAAGGTAAGCCTCCGACACTGTTTATTGGTGCGCATGGTATGTTTGCTCGCACCTTGCCTGTGTGGTTTGGCGACGACAAGGATTACGAGCCGATCCCTCAAACTGAATACACTCCACTTGATCTGGCTTTGTGTGCTGGCTATCAGTATTACCTCGACAGCCTGTGTAACAAATGTGGAACACCTTTGTGGTATGGGCGCAGTGAGCACTCATCCATTGAATTTCATGTCGAACATTCAACGTGCTATTCGTGTGCTGAGCTTGAGATGTATCGGGAGAAGCAGCGGGGTTCAAGGCCTGGTGAAAGCACCTACACAGTGATGGATACTGTCGAGTATTCTGATGGCTCAAAGGAGTCGATGCCTTCTCCTTTGGAGGCGTTGGAGTTCATTAAGTGAGAATTGTCCCTGGTATCATTGAAGTGGTACCGGGGACAATTCTATGTAGAGGATTAAGACATGAGTGACGAGTCGATCAAGATTGACATTGATGTCAATTCTGCTGGGGCTGAAAAGGCTGCGCGAGATATTAGTGCTCTGGAAAAGCAGATCGGCTCTTTGCAGTCTGCTGTTGCTGCATTGAAGGCCCCGTCTGGTTATGGTGGTTCTGTTCTTGATTCGCTGCAGCTTAATAGCGCCAAGGTCAAGAACATGCGTGAGACGGCGACAGCGTTGAAGTCTGTTGCTGATGGTCTGTCGTCTGTGTCGCGTGCCGGGGACGGCATGTCGAAGGTTGACTTGGCTGGCGGTGTCGATAAGGCTGTATCAGCCTACAGGCGGTTTGTGCACGAAATGCAGGCCAGTAACAAGCTGTCGAATGATCACATTCAAAAGCTGAAGGATACTGCTGCTGCTATGCGTGATGTCGCATCAGCGACTAATGCTATGGCTACTGCTGAGGATAAGGCGAAGCGTGCGCAGGCCGCATTGAACCAGTCGCAGGCTCGCAAGACCGAGGCTCAGGCTGAGAAGCTTCGTGCGCAGGCAACAGTGAAGCGCGAGGATAGCGCTATCCCCTTGCAGCGACTGAAGGGCCGGGATGAGCGTAACTTGGTGAAGGCAAAGGGCAATGAGGCTGCTCGTCTTGCCGAAATCCAGGCTGCCTCGCAGTTGCAGCAGGCCGAGCTGAAGCTTGCTGGT